CTCGAAGATGGCCAAGTCTCAAGCAACTACGACCTTGCTGCATACGCACAGCTCACTGGTAAAGATCTTATTAACCTGTTGGCAAACGGTGACGCGCAAGACCGTCAGGCTGCTAAGTGGTACAACGATAACATCCGCCTTGGTCGCGGTCAGGCATCATACGCCCTCGACCGCCTTATGAATTACGACCGTCCTACGGCGGTCTACAAGGGTGGCGGATACGGAAGCTAGGGGGTCAATATGGCCGATGGCATCCAAATCAAGCGCAACAAAAAGCTAAAGACTAAAGATTGGCGCTCCGACTACAACGACCCGAATTCCACGGGTGATTCTGGTTCTACCAAAAAAAGTAAAGACTGGCGTGCGCAATATGCTGCAGAACGTCAGGCTGCTGCACCTCAAGAAGAGGCTGCGAAGATCGACAAGGGTGAAACTTCGAACAAGTATCGTGGTTTTGATCTAACCGACAAGCAGGCCAAAAAAGTCTTCGGTATGGACGTTTCTGGGCTGATCGACAAGCTCACAGGCACAGGCCACACTTATAAAATGAAGCTCCAAGATAAAGATCTTGAGCTCGATGAAAAAGATTTCCTCGGCCAATTCGACAAACTCGACTCTGAATTCCGCAAGCAATATGTTTCAAAACTGCAGGCAGCATCCGACAAAGATGCAACTGCTCGTAACACCTTGAAAGTGCTCGAAAAGAACGGCAAATTCAAGGGTAATTTCATGGACTTCATTGAAGGCTCGAACGATAAACTCTATGGCGGGCTGGCCCGTGGCGCGGTCCGTACGGGTGCGTTCGTAACTGGTAACAGCGATAAAGCCGACAACTATATCAATGACGCTATGCTTGGCGGTCCTGGCGAGTACACTCAAACAGGTAAGATCGGTGAGAAATTCGGTTCGGCACAAAAAGGTGTCGTCGATGTCGCGTCGGTTGTTATTCCTGCTGCGGGCGCTTCTAAGCTCGTACAAGGTGCCAGTGTGATCGATAAGCTATCGAAGGGTGGCAAAGCTGCTCAAATCGCTGCGAAGGTGCTTCCGCAGGCTGCAGGTAGCGTTGCAGGTACGGCCGTCTCAGCTGGTCAAGATATTGCAGAAGGTCGCGAGAAGGACCTCGTACGCAATGCTGCAATCGGTACTGCAGCGGATCTCGTATTGCCTGGTGTTGGCAAGTTACTCAAATACGCCGACAAAGCAGCTGGTAACGCAGTTGTCGATATTGCCACTAAGGGCGGTACGAAAGCTGCAAGCGAAGGTGTTGAGCAAATCGGTGAGCGTGGTGTCGTCGGTGGCCTCAATAAGATGTTCAGTCGCGGTGGCCAAAAACTAGCCTACAAAGCTGGTGATGCGCTGGCGACTACAAAGACAGGCTCGAAGCTCATCGATATGAAAGATGACTTCATGACCAAGTGGGTAACAGATATGCACCCACTCTATAAGACGTTGAAACGCTCTGATTTTGAAGGTAAAACAAGCGGTGCATACCTCGCAGCTCGTGAAGCGATCGGTAACAGCAACCGTGCTCTAAGCTACGCACAGGACTTTATAGAGAACGACCCTGGCATGAAGCGTGTTGTCGACGGCATTCAATCGAAAAACCCTGATGTTGTGGCTGGCCGAAAAGCCTTTGACGAGTATGCGAAGGTCCGCTCTGAAATTGACTTGGCGAAAGCGGGCAAGAAACAGTTCTCAGAGAAGAAGCTGGGCGAGCTCAATGAACGTCTGGCGAAAGTCGGTACCGATAGCCACGCTGATGAATATGATGGACTCGTCGAGTTTTATAAGGATACGAACAAATTCCGTCTCGAAAACGGCCTGATCTCTAAAGAGCAATACGATCAATTCGAAAAAGAAGGCTTCGACTACGTCCGTCAACAGCGTGAATTGCCACAATGGATGCTCGACAAGCCTGCAGGCAAAGGCGCGGGCTCAAAAGCATCGATCACCAAATCAGATGCAATTCAGAAGCGTAACAAATACGCATCGGCCGAACTACTCTCACCTTTGGAAACTGCAATCAAAACTGCACAGATGGCTCACGTCGAAGCGTATCGCAACAAAGCTGCAAAGACACTATACGGCCTGCTTGATGAAGCTGGTGAAGCGAAGCTACTCCGCAGCACTGATATGGTCCGCGAAAAGCAGGGTCTATTGACCGAGCTCAAAGAAGGTAAGGCGATCGTCAATAAGATGAACAAAGCCATCCGCGTGCACAAAAACGCGGCCAATGAGCTCAAAAAGGAAATCACCGCACTCAACCGCAAGGGTCGCAACGAACTCTCTAAAGAAATGCGTGCCTTCGTCAAAGAATTCGATAAAAAGGCTGGCGGTAAAGAGGGTATATTCAGCGTGCGCGAAGTTACCGACAAACTCCTGGCAATGGATAGCGTCGAACTGCGTAAGGTCCGACGAATGCTTGAGACTCGCAACGGCAAGCTCGAACCACTCATGGACCGTATCGAAGTTTTGAATCGTGACTTGGCGGATCTGCAAGCACAGCGCAGCGGTATCTGGAATCAGGCCAACTCTATGAAGACGACCGTCGACAAGGGTGGTATGACTAGTTTGAGCTTCCTGGATGACGGTGTCGAGAACGTCGTAAAAGTCGATCCTAGCATCGCGTCGGCCGTCCATAACTGGGACAAGCAACAGCAAAATGTGATGAATAACTTCCTTCGCATGAGCAACAACGTCTTCAAGTACGGTACTACTGGCTTGAACGCAGGATTCGCGCTGCCTAACTTCGTCGCCGACCAAGTGGGCTCTGCCATCAACTCAAAGAACATTATGGCCACACACAACCCGAGCAACTTCATTCACTCTCTGTTTATGACGATCGGCCGACCGCTCAATGCTGCTGACCAGGATCTCCTGCAGAAGTACATCGCGGGCAACAAGGGCGCTCTAAATATCAACCAGTACACCAAACAAGCTACCTCTGAAAAGGTGGCTAATAAGCTCGTGCGCGACGGTGCCAGCAAGGGCTCTCAAGCATACACGCTGATTAAAAATCCAAAAGAAGGCTTCCGCACACTCTTCCGCAGCATGGAGGATCTGATCGGTGTTACTGAAAACACAACCCGTATCCAAAACTTCCGTGGTACCTATAAGGCTGCTCAAAAAGAGGGACTCGAAGGCGCTGAGAAAATCGCCAACCAAGCAGCTCGCGAAAACTCTGTCGACTTCCTTGAAATGGGTACTTACGGCCGAGTGGTCAACAGCTTCATCCCGTACTTCAATGCTGCCATCCAGGGTAATCGCATCATGCTTCGTAACGCAGCCGAGCGCCCTGTATCGTTTGCAGCCAAAACTGCAGCGCTGATCGGTATGCCTATCGCAGCCAGCACAGCATGGAACGTATCGGACCCTGACCGCAAAGCAATTTACGATACCATCCCTGAGTACGTCAAAGAAACCAACTACGTTGTGGTCGGTCCAGGCGCTAAATGGAACGAAGAAAAGGGCAAGTGGGACGGCGTTTTCTTGATGAAGAAACCACCTGGCTTCAAAGAATTCGCAGAACCAGTGCGCAAATTCATCGAGTACAAAGCACAAAACCCTGACTCTGACGTTGCAGGCTTCCTTCGTGACGAAGGTGGATCTGTCGCAGCCGACTTCGGTAGCACATTCACCCCTATCGACTTCTCTGATCCAAACAAGTTCTTGAGCTCAGTAACGCCACAGATCTTGAAGCCAACGGCCGAAGCGATCACCAATAAGAACTTCTTCACTGGCGAAGACATCGTGCCTGATTATTTGAAGGACCAGGAGCCACAGGACCAAAAATACGAGCACTACTCACAGCTCACGAGCCACATCGCGGGTATGTTCAACACGTCTCCGCTTAAAGTAGACCAGTGGATTCGTCAAACCTTTGGTGAGGTCGGAACGAACGCGATCAATAGCGTGGACCGCTTGTCTGGTGCGCCAGAAGAAGCGGTCGGCGGACGTAGCCTGCCAGAAAGTATCTCTCGTCGCTTCGTAGGAGCCCCAGGAGGCGCTGATACCGACGCATTCTATAAAGCATACAACCCAGCACAATCAGCGCGTACACGGGCCTCTAAAACGGTCACAGAACTTGTCAAAGAGGGTAAGATCCAAGAAGCGAAGCGTCGCGCCCAGGAGTACAATAATACCGTGAACGATCGCTTCGACGGATTCTTCAAACAGTACGGTGATTCACCGAACTATGATCCTAAGTGGAATCAACGAATTGAAGAGTTACTGATCCCAATTAACGACCGATCTTTTAGTGCACGTCGGCGACAAAAATGATAGAATAACCATTAGAAGGAAATAAAAACATGCCTACAGTAAACCCAACACTACCAAACGACGGCGAAGACGCAGATGCAATAGACATCAGCAAACCTATTCTCGCCATTTTATCTGTATTGAACGGCCACGTCGATGAGGACAACCTCGAAGATGGTGCCGTGCTTTTGAGTAAGCTGGCCACATCTGTAGCTAACTCTTTGGTGCCGATCGGTACTATCCTACCTTACGGTGGCGCAAGCTCACCAAATAGCTCGTGGTTACTTTGTTACGGTCAAGCAGTTTCACGATCGACTTACTCAAGCCTGTACGCTATTCTTGGCGATCTATACGGTGTAGGAGACGGCTCGACGACTTTCAACCTGCCTGACCTTCGTGGACGCGTCCCAGTCGGTAACGATGCTATGGGTGGCACGGCTGCAAACCGTACGCAGCGCACAAGCACGATCACGACCACAAACGGAAGCCCGACGGCCACTATCGGCTCAGCTACGGGCGTTTCAGTGGGTATGTACGTCGAGTCGACGAACGTACCTGATGGCACGACTATTACCGCAATCGTCGGTACAACTCTAACTCTATCGGCTAACGCCACGGGCGCAGGTACAAATACTGCAGCTCGATTCTCACTACTTCACGATGCTAACGTACTCGGTATGGCGGGCGGTAATGACGTTCATGCTTTGGAAATAGCACAATTAGCTGCCCACTCTCACCAGGTAGGTGCGCCTGTTGCTGGTGCTGGTACATTTAACGGATTCGCACATACAGGTGCTATCTCTAATAGCTCGAACGTGAACTCATTCCCGACTTCTACCACTGGTAGTGGTCAAGTTCACCCGAATATGCAACCGAGTCAAGTAACTAACTTCATCATTAAAGTGTAATAACTCACAGCTATGATGCAGAAAAACAAATATGATAAAGGGTATGAAACTAAATGTTGGAATTCATAAATGGTAGCTTCGGTATTATCGCAACAGTATTCGGGGTCCTCGCACTTATTGGTGGTGGCGCAGGATATTTCAAAGCGTCCCGTGGAGATTCGATTATTAAGTATCAAGCCCTCGAAAATGATTCTCTTCGCCGACGCATTGGCGACGTGGAAAAAGAAGCTCTTGCAAAAGACGCTGAGAAAAAAACACTAGAAGCAAGCTGCATCGCCAAAGATGATACCATCACGGAACTAAAAAAGAACATTTCCTACCTACAGAAGCTAGGCCAGGGATCTCCTCAACTGAAAAAGCTCACCGCTGCTATCGAAAATCAAACTAAGGTATTCACTGAATACATGAAAAAGGGGAAATAAAAATGCCGTTCAAAAAGCTAAATGCAGAAGAACTTGATTCTACGGACAAGCTCATTCACGCCATAGAGGTGAAGGATCGACGTTTTCGTTTGTTTCAAACTCTATTTATGGTGGGTACGTTTTTAGCTCTGATATTCATTATCAGCGCTCAGCAACGAACTCTAAACGGTGTTGAAGAACAACTCACCCAGGCCAAGCAAATTGCCTCTGATAATAGTAAACAGAGTAAAGATCAGCAAGACACCATTTTGCGCCGACTCGACTGTATGAGCGTTTTCTTTAGCCAGCGCGATCGTACGAATCTAAGCATCGAAAATATCGATAAATGTACGCTCAACCGAGACAGCAATCTGCAGCAATTCTTTACGCAACAGCCAGGCAAAGAACCTGAAACTACGCGAGAACAGCAACCGTCATCGGCGGGCCCCTCAAATTTAACCCCTAGCACTCCATCGGAAGATGAGGGTGCTACCGAAGAAGATCCGATAATCCCACCTACGACAATCAACTTACCTTTAGTGGAAACATCACCGATCTGCGTACTCAAATTGCTCTGCGTGCAATAGTGATACAATAAGGCTATGGAACAAAAAGCATTAGAATTTCGTGACCAATATAACAACACTCACATCGATGAGGATGGCTATTATGGCGCACAGTGTTGGGACGTTGTCGCTCGATACGCTCGTGAAAAATACGGCTGCCCGAGCTTTCCTACTGTAACGGGTGGCGCAGCTGGCTTATTCACAAATACAGCAGGTATAATCTCTCAGTATTTTGACCGCGTCGCGAATAATCCTAATGACGCAAATCAGATCCCGCCAAATGGTGCAATCATTGTTTGGGGGACTGTCTGGTCGCCACCATACGGCCACACGGCTATTAAACTAGCGGGTGGAGTCGGCCAGAATATGACCGTCTTCGAACAAAACGGTAACAATCCAGGCGGAAACGCATATCAAAAAGTAAGGAACTACACGGGCGTTATCGGCTGGCTAGTACCAAAAAACGAAGGAGCAGATATGAAAGTTGGAAAAGAAATCGGATACGACGCATTAAATCGTCTTCATCATCCAATTATCGGTAACTGGGATATGAGCAAAGCCTACTGGGACTCAATTCAAGGTAAAGATTTTGCTACGCTGATGCTCGAATGGAGCAATCACCCATCAGCGCCTACTGCTCTAAAACAGCAAGAGGTCGGTGAAAATGCGATCCGCGACCGCTGGGATCAACAAATTTACAGCTTACAGGACCAGCTCAAAGCTGCGAACGCTGCAGTTGCTACTGCCAACGCTAACCTGATCACCCTGCAGAATCAAGTAAATGATCTGGGCTCTCGTCCGACAAAAGAACAGCTTGCTGCGTTGCAGAAACAAATCGATGATGCCAACAAACAGGCCATCAAAGCACAGGCCGACTACGAAAAAGCCAAGGCCGATTATGATAAAATCAAAGCTGAACAGACGAAAAACGAAGAAACCGTAAAATCTGTCACGCAAATTATCGGCGAATTCATTAAAAAATACTTCACAAAGGAGAAATAAACAATGGAACCAACGCTACTCGATCTAGTAAATAACCAATTCCCTGCGCTGCTCGCTATCGTAACAGCTGCAGGTACCGTCTTTGCAAGCGGTGTTACCACTACAATTTTGACGCAGCTCTTGAAGCTACCGTTCATTCCAGTGGCAGCAAAATCATATCCACGCGTCACGAGCGTCGTTCTGGCCGTTTTAACGGCTGCTCTAGCCACTTGGCTGCTCAATGTGGCAATCGTAGTCGACTGGATCACATTCGCGCTCTACGCAGCCGTTACGGTCGTCGTATCATGGAAGGTCTATGATGCAACTTGGGCCGTGGTCAACGAGATCAAGAATCCAACACCGAAACCATAAGCGTTACCCACTTCTACCCACCAAAGAAAAAAGAGCCCCTGCGAGAGTCGGGCTCTTTTTGAGTGTTGATCTTTGTGTTGTTTTACTCACCGTGTTTGTATTAAGCATGACTATAAGCACAACTATATTCAAAGTCAATATACACAACGGAAATGGAACTCACGGCAGGATTCGAACCTGCGTTACCTGTGCCAAAAACAGGGGTCCTACCACTAGACGACACGAGTAAAATTGGCGGCCACGGAAGGGCTCGAACCTCCGATCTTCTCCTTAACAGGGAGCTGCTTTACCACTCAGCTACACGGCCAGATTGTATTTTGGCGGACCAACGGGGAATCGAACCCCGATCATGCGGTAGACAACCGCGCATAATAGCCGTTATACGATTGGTCCATTTGGTGAAGCAGGAGAGACTCGAACTCTCGACTTCCGATTTACAGTCGGTCGTGCACGCCTGTGCGCTGCAACAAATTGGTGTCTTCGGTGAGTTTTGCGATCACGACCTCCGTGGCTTCAACTTGGCGCTCTACTTCTGAGCTACAAAGACTTATAAATAAAAGA